AAGAAATTACACAGAATGATGCGATTACGACTACTAGCGTTATCACTTCTTTGTCTGTCTTTAGTCAGTAATAAAGCTAGAGCCGAAGGCGATACAAACGTACAGGCTCAACCAAATGCGATTGGTAATTCCAGTATTATCAATCAGAATATGAATATTAATAATGGAATGACAGGTAAGCAGCAGTTTGGAAATTTAGTATGTAGTCAACCAACAATGTCATTTACTCCTTTTTACACAGGTAATGATGCAGAGAATACTGAAAGTGAAACGTATAGTATCAATGAAGGTTGGGGATTTCAGATGTCTTTTATGGTTCCTTTAGGAGTTAATAATAAAACTTGTCAAGACTTAGCAGACGTAAAGCTAAAACTAGCCAAAGAAGAACTAGACAAAAATATACATGATAAACAATTAGTGAGAGTCTTGAAGTGTAGTCAGCTTCACGCATCAGGCTACATGATAAATCCTAAATCTAAGTTCGCATACATCTGCAATGATGTAATCAATATACGAAGTTATGTAAAAGCTAATCCTTCTTTGTTTGCAGATCCTTCACCTCCTTCTTCAAAACCTTAGTAAATATTTTCTTAAATGTTTTCTTGATAAAAGCTAAAACAGATTGCATAGCGATACCCCCTGCTACGCTGACAACGCTTGCTGTACCTGCTGCTATTACACTTGACGCTATGACCTCTGGTGCAGGTATAGGCATCTCACCGAAAAATGGTATATTAAACGTAGCTATAGTTTCTTCAGTTGATAAAGTTTCTTTGGGGATTGGCAGGTTTGTCGGTATTGTCTCTGGTATTACTTCTAACCCTTCCTCCGTTGAAGATGCTTTTTCTTCTTCAGCAGAAGATTCCTGACCTCCCAGACCCGACTCTACCTGTTCCAGACTTGGAAGAAGTACAGGGTCTAGATATGGAATCTCTGCCACAGGTGGATAAAAAATTGTTTTAGGTGGTACGAGAATATAATCTGTATCAGGCAGATTAATTTCTGGTATTTCCACTAACTAGGCAGTGTCGGCCAAGTAACAGATGACATATCTAAATTACCATCTGCATCTAATTTAGGCGTTGCACTTGCAGGTAAATCTCTAAGTGCTTGTCTATAAGTTTTCCAACTATCCGCAAGTGTTAAATCAGAACTTGCCCTCCAATCACAGGCAGCTAATAATTTATCTCTTTCCACTCTTAACAATTTCATGGGTTCTGCATTATTTAATCTAATTACTTCTGCATCTATTTCAGATTCAGTTGGTGCTGTACCTGTATCTAACCAATTTAAACCAGAATAATCTTCGCCATACCAAATATATTTAGTTAATGGTCTTAAAGATTCTAAAGCTGAATGTTTTGTATGTATCATTTAAGTATCTCCAAGTTTTTTAAATATAATATAAGTAGTTACTTCAGTAGTACTACCAAAAATTATATATGGTTGGTCATGTTGCGCTCTAAATTGAACTTTATGTGTTGAAGTATTTGTTACATCAAATATTGCTGTTGTTATGTTAATTGAAAAACGATTACTTAAATTAGTTGGATATTCAATACTCTGACCTCTTGACCTATTTAAAACATAATAATTACTATTATCTACTGTGTAAACTATATCAGCGTGTGTGTATCTTGCTGAGTCGTACCCTTGACAAGAAAATTGTAAATGAAAATCAATTTCATAATGACCTGTAGATGGAAAGCTAAATACACTACCATTTTTAGTCATACCTGTACCGATTCCTGTAAATACTGAGTTACTATAAACTGTCATTCTATCGACATAACTATCTAAAGTAACTTCAGTATCATTACCCCCTGCGACATTCTGTTTTTGAAACCACATATCCACCATTTGTAGACCACCAGATATACCAGTTAAGGCAGAACCATCTAGAGCAGGTAAAGCTCCTGTTAAGTTAGCAGCAGGTATTGATGTAAGGTTAGCTGCACTAGCAGCAGGTAACGTAGCAGGGAAACGTGCATCTGGAACTGTGCCTGACGTAAGGTTACTTGCACTTAAAGCTGTAAGATCCTTTGCTGTGTTTGCTGCTATAGCTGAGTTTATAGAGTTGGCTAACTTATCTGCTGTTACTGCATCATCAGCTAATTTAGATTCCGTTATACTTCCATCTGCTACAGCACCAGCTATTTTTAACTGCCCTGCCATACTGCTATGACTACTGCACTGGTAGTACAAAACATCAGGTGCATCATGCGGTACTGTAAAGACTATCTCTGTGCCACCAGCACCACCATTATTTGTTACTCCTGTGTTATAGGCATCATTCGTACCACCATTAGCAATACTGGTTTTTATATAGAAAGGGTGTGCGCCACTACTATTTCTATTTTCAAAAACATAAGTATGACCTCTGCTAAGAGTTAACGTAGGGTCATTTACTGCACCTGTAAGACCTTTACCTGTAAACGTATAGTCACTTGTACCATTAGCACCTAAGACATATCTAAGGGTATCTTCAATAGCCCTTGATGATACTTGTGTTAAAGGCATTATGCTGCTACCTCCATTGCTGTAATTCTTGAAACAAACCTATTATCATATTCACCATCTACGTTTCTATCTGGTACAGCCCTATTTATGTATGCATTGTTATTACCATTTCTTGCAGCACTTTGTATTTTGTAAGTGGTTGCAGAAGTTGTATTTGGAGTATCTAAAATTTGTCTAGTATGTTGATGTGTAAAACCATTGGCGTTTGTATCACTTTGATCAGTTACAATAGAGCTAAAATGACAAGCTTGATTAGATTGCATCCCAGTTGCACCATTTCCAATTTCAGTAGAGCCTCTTAAAAGTTTTATATAAGTTGCCCAGTAATCACCTGATGCTACGACATCTACTAAAACTAAAACTTTACTTGATGATGATGAAGGTGTAATCGTAACAGCTAATCCAGTTACATCACTAAAAACAAAATCTGAGGTTGTACTCCATGTATCTGTTTTTTCTGTTTGTACAACTTGAAGAATTTTACCAACACCTCCGTTTGGAAATGAAGGTTTACCTGCACTATCTATTGTTATAGCATCACTAGATGCTGCGGTGCTTCTTATTGCGTTGGTAACTAATCTACTCATGGTTTAGGATATTTGTCTTTAGTAGCTTTGATTGCAGTAGCCCAAGTGCCTGTTGTATCTAACTTACCAGCCAGCATATCTTTGTAAAGCATATCTAACTGATCTCCTATTGTTGGATAGATAGTATCTGTTGTACCTGCTGCACCTGTTCTCTGAGACTTGTACAAAATCGCTGCTGCTGCATCATCTAACGATTTTCTAGCTGCTGCCACTTTTGCATCATCAAGAGTAACTTTAGCTCCGTCAGCGTCAAATGCACCAGCAGAATCATCTATAGAAACAACAGGTTTTGCTTCTGATTTGTAAGCTTCGTAAATAGCTTCGTGATCTAAGGCCATAATAGTTTTTCCTTAATTATAATAGATAGCCATTATGCTGCTACCTCCATTACTGTAACTGAACTATTCATGTCATATCCACTTACCGCATTAACTTGTACTGTTTGGTTTCCAGCGTAACAAGCAGCTTCAATGTGATAATTAGTTTGACTTGTAGTGTTTGGAGAATCTAAATACATAAAGTTAACAGGTCCAGTAGCATGAATGTAGTTTGTAGTTAAACTATTGTCTATTCGTGTCCTGATTGTTTTACCAGATATTCTCGTTGTATCTCTTATTAAATACAAATGACCCAAAGCATTATATGTACTTGTTCTTTCTGTAAAACAATCAATCGAAGCAAATACCATAATTTTATTAGATGCTGAACTTGGTGTAATATTGACACTTAGTCCTGTTACGTCTGCTGATGAATTAACTTGAACACTTGTACTAAAAGAATCAGTTTTTAAAACAGTTACAACTTGAAGAATTTTACCAACAGACGAGTTAGTAGTAAGGATAGTACCATCACCATCACTAGGTAATTTAAGAGTACGATCTGAAGCAGGGTTACTATCGGGTGCAACTATAGAAACACCATTACCACCGCTATGTAATAACTTAATCTGGCTCATGCTGCTACCTCCATAACAATCATAGTTGAAGTTCCCATATAGCCAGTACCGTATTGATTTAAATATATTGTGCTTGTTGCACTGGCGTGATAGAAAGGGCTATAAGTTCTAGCTGTTGTATTTCCAGCCGTCTCATATACTTGTACAAGTGTAGATTGCATATAACCATTAATGTAACCAAACATAATAGTATTACCGTGAGTTGCAGCAGTAAATGTTGAAGGTTCATATACATTTGATGTAGTTCCAGAAAAATCACTTGCAGTATTTTTCTTAATCATTGCCGCACAACCATAATTTCCATAACCGTTAGCAGTAAGTTGTGCTTGTATTACAATTAAATTTGAGGCAGATGTAGGTGTAATTGTTACTCTTAAGTCAGGACTAATTTCAACCATTGTTGTTGCTGCCGACGAAGCTGTATCATTTTTTTTTGCAACTTTATATTGAAGAACTTTTCCACCAACACCACTAGCCAACTTTCCAGCAGTAACATTACTGTTAGCGATCATATCTGTATCAACTATTCCATCAGGTAAACCTCCTACCGAGACTCCTGTTATTGTTCCTGATCCGTTTAATACTATTGGCATAATTTTACCCCCTAAACAATAACATAGCGTGAACCTGACGGAATGTTAACAGTTACATTATTAGCTATCGTGATCGGACCTGCACTAATTCCTGATTTGTTTGTACCCATAGTGTAATTATTTGAAATTGTTTGCGAGTTTTCTGTAACGCAACCATCAGCAACTTGTGATGAAACTCCTGTAAGACCTGACCCATCACCTGCATAAGCTGTAGCTGTTAATGTGCCTGTTACTGTAAATCCACCTGTAACTGTTTCTGCCTTTTTAACTCCTCCATGATAAAGCTCCACAGAAGAAACAGGAGTAGAATCATTGCTAAATTTAAACTTAGCTGCTACTTGGTTTCCAGTATCAGATGCATCAAATGTAATATTACCATTTTGTTTTGATCTTATAAATGTAGTTCCACCATCTTGAACTTGGTCAATTATTAAATGTTGACTATCGTTATAAATTTCATATTCTGCACCATCACCAAGAAGAATTTTATCTGAATCACCAAATTTAATACTATTATTATTAGTATCTAACTGACCGCCTAGCTGTGGTGTTGTGTCACTTACTAAATCTGTATTAACAGTTTCAAATGTAGGGTCAGCACCATTATTAGCTCTTAAAAACTTGCCATTATTGCTAGATGTACCATGTTCTAATTTTGCAAGTGTTATAGCTTCATCTTGTATTTTTTGAGTTGATACAGAATTGTTTTGTAGGATTGCTGTTGTTACTGTGTTATTGCTTGGAGTTCCAATATTCACAGTAGAACCCATTACTACTGCGTGATAGCTTGCACCAGTAGCAGGTGCAGCAGCTAACTTAACTGTGCTGCTATCCAACGCAAAACCTTCTGTTGGTGTAGATGTACCAGCATTAGGTTTTTGTACAACACCTTCTATTATTAGTAATATTTGTTGTGCGTTTGTAGGTGCATTTGTAATAGTAAAGTTTGTTGTACTGCCATCAAATGCAGGGCTGAGTGTAGATATAAAGAAGTTACCAACAGATTGTGCTTCTTCCCAAGCACTTGTAGTTCCGTTATATACCATCAACTTGCCTGTGCTTGTATTAAAGAACAAGTCACCTGCATCATTATTAGTCGTAGGGTTTGAAGAACCTACTCTATATCTTTCTCCAAAATCGTTTATATCTCCACTAAGACCTACAAGGTCATCTTCTTTTAAAGTTGCTTTGTGGTATGTATAGTTTTGACCTGCACCTGTAGAAACAACAAGAAATCTAACACCTGCTGAAACACTAGAACCACGAAAGTTTGTAGCAATACCAGATATATTTACTGT